AGAGTATCGCGCTCTAAAGACTGAATACCTGCTAGGCTTTGGTATCTGCTTCGGTCTGCGTCTTGCTGCTGCTTGGCAAGTTCCACAGATTGTTGCTGCAGCCGAATAGCTTCTTCCAGGTTTGACAGTTGATCGGGTGTAAGACTTGGGTCAAGTGCTTGGCGCTTCAGGCCAAGAAGGTCGCCCTGTTGCTTGTTTGCGTTTTGCCTTGATGCTCTTTCGGCATTTTGGGCTTCAATGACTTGCTGAGCCTGCTTAAGGCGCAGCATTTCTCCTTCTATCCTAAATCGCTCTTTTGCCCCTTCAATGGCGAACTCTAGCGCCCGCCGCTCGATATCCTCGGATCCACGCTTAAGGTCTGCAATGTAAGCTTCCTGTGCGGCAATGTCACCCGCCCCGACGCCACGCAGTCGCATAAGTTGCAGCTGATTTTCGGCCGCTTGGATTGCGTAATCCTGCCTCGCGCGATCTACGTTGAATTCGCTCTGCACTAAGTCGTTGTAAGCCGCCCGAAATGCTAGCTCCGCATTCCCGTAATCCTGCTGCGCCCTAATCCTCGAAGCAATTAGGTTTGCAGCTTGCGTCTCTAAGTCGAGGCGGGTCCTGGCGATATTTAACGTTTCTACCGCGATGTCATACTCTCGTTGCGAATTCCGCAGCGCATTCTCCGTGCCTTGCACCTTCAGCTCCGCGATTCGCTTTTCCAGCTCCGCGATGCGCTGCCGTGCGTCAAGCTCCGCCTGGCCACCTGCCCCACCACCAGCCTGCACCTTGCCGCGCTGCACTTCAAGCTCCGCCTGTGCGGCCCGTAGCTCCAGCAACCGTTCTTCCTCTCTCGCCTGCTCCGCCGTGATCTGCCCCTCCTCCCGTCGCCGGGCGATCCTCACTTCCTGCTGGGTGACCTGCAGCTTCGCTGTAGCCAGGCGACTCCGCTCGGCCTGCTCAGCATTGACCACCGCCTCCGTTTGCGCCTTGGTGAGGCCCGTGAGCGTCCTAGTGCTCTCCGCGAGGTTCCCTTGTACCCGCGCCGTGGCTTCCAGCTGATTCGCCCGCATTCGCAGCGCCTGGGCCAGTGTCTCGTTTCCCTTTGCGCTTTCCGCATCGGCCTGCACCCGGTAGCTGCTGGCCACATTCCGGGCTGCCTTGGCTTGCACGTCAAGGGCGGAAGCCATTTTCTTCGCCTGCTCAACCTGCTCAGCTGAGATAGATCCAGACCCCTTGAGCTGAGTGTAGAAAAATACGGCTCTGTCTGTAGTGTCATCAAACTTGGCCTGTAGGCTATCCATTTCCTTTCCCAGCCTGTTGAGTGCATTGCCCTCTGTCTGTGCGCGATACAGCTCCTGAAAAGCGTTGCGCGTCTTGACAACTGCTACGGTTTGCTTCCCGAAACTATCGCCAAGTTTTGCAATAGATTCATCAACTGATTTATTCGTGGATTCAAGCCCTTTAGATACCTGATCCGCCCCCTCCATGGTGCCTTTCCAGAGTAGGTAAGCACCCGCAAGCGCCGCAACGCCAGCCGACAACTTGGCGAAGGCAACGATCAACGGCAGGTATCCCGCGATGGCCGCCCTGGCTGAATAGGTGATCGCCTGCAGCCCCTGCAGTAACGCTCCGGATGTAACCGTTGCCGTAAGCCCCTTGAATGCTGTTGTGCCAGCAGTCGCCGCGCTGACGAGGCTTGCCTTGACCGCCATGGCGACGCTGGGGATGGAGATACTCGCCCGATCGAATGCCACCACGGCCAGGGTCATTCTGCCCCACGCTGCTGCTGCAATCGCGAGATCTGCCGCCAGCCGCCCCCGTAATGCTCCGCCGAGCTGCAGGATCCCCTGCGCCGCCTCTCGGACTGCTGCCGCATTCATCGCCTGCTGGAACAGGAGCGCTGAGGTCCTGGCCGCGATGAGCCCACCAGAGAGGAGGATGGCAGCGGCGGCAGTCTGCTTGATCGGGCCGGGGAGGAGCGCGATCGCCCCAACCGCGGCATTGGCTGCGTTGATGAGCGGCAGTAGTGCCGTCGCAGCGGTTCCGGCCAGGGTGTTGTTGATCGAGTCAACGGTCCCGCCGAGCTGCTTCATCAGCAACTCGAAACCCTGCATCGCATCCCTAGCCGTATCGGTGGCGCCTTTGGTGTTCGCCATCGTGGCGCTCATTTTCTTTATCTCTTCTTCGCTCTGATTCAGCAGAGCCAGCCATTTTGTCCCGTCATCTTCCCCGCCAAAGAGGCTTGCCGCTAGCCGAATTTTTGCGGCTGGTGCGAGTTTGTCAAACGCACCCTTGAGCTGCAGCAGGGTTTCCTGCATCGGCTTCAAGGTGCCATCTGCGTTATAGATGTCCACGCCAAGCGTTCGCATCGCCCGCGCTGCATCGGCGGCCTGTCCGCTGAGCTTCTGCACATTTGCGCCCGTCTGCGGGGCAGCGCTGGCGAGCTTCGAGAGGCCATTGCGCAGGGTTACACCAGCCTCAGAGGCGTCAATCCCTGCATTTGTAAGTAGGCCAACTGTAATCCCGAGGTCTTCGATCGAAAGCCCCAGGATCCTTGCGACGGGCGCCGCGTATTTGAACGCCATGCCCATCCCTTCGACGCTGCTGGCACTGGCGTTAGCGCCCTGCACCATGGCGTCAACCACACGGGTTGCGTCTTCCGCTTCGAGGCCGAAGCCCTTCAGCGAGGCGGATACGTTTCTGCCCATCGTGTCAAACGATGTGCCGGTAGCTTCCGCGCCCCGCACGATCGCGCTCAAGCTGGCATTTGCCTGATCGATGCTCATCCCACCGCGCACCAGCTCGGTGTAGAGCTGCGCTACTTCCAGGGTGGTCCCGGCGGCATCGATGCCGACCTTGTCGATGGTGGCCGCTATCCGTTCATAGGCCCCGGTTTCTCCTGCCGCACCGGCTGCTTTCCTGATCTCAGTGTCAAGCTTCGCGTAATCGCCGATGAGCCCACCAAGCGCCGCCATCGCACGGGCGGCAGCGTCGACTACAGCATTGGAGAGCGAAAAAGCGATACCTTGCACTGCAGCATCAAGTACCCTGAGATCGCTAATCGCTGGATCCGCATCCAGTTCTACCTTTTTTCTTTTCAGGTCGCCAATAGCCTTGCCGATCGCCGCGATTCTCTGCTCCGCTTCTCTGTACTCAGACGAATCAACCGGCAGCTTGGCTCGCTCATCCTTGAGCCTCCTAAGTTCTTTCTGTAGTTTACCAAAGCTGACGACGCCCTCTTGGACACCTTTATCAAGCTCATTCCCGATTGACTTGCCAACATTTCCCGCCTCTGCTTCCAGCTGCGCGAACCCCCGTAGGATCTGCGAGAAGTCGCCACCAACTGTATAAGTGAAGTCTCCGTTGCTCATGCTGTTACCGCGATTGTTGGATTCGTCCAGCGGATGACTACCTGATCGAGCACCCCGATCCCGCTGCCAGGGGCGTCACCGGCCACATCTGCCGCGGTGGCGCCTGGCAACAGCGCCATGAGCCGCTCCGCCATCGCCTGGAGCCCGTCAGCCGTCTGCCAGCCGATCGCGTAGATCCGCCATGTCGGATTCGTCACGGTGGCATCCATGAGAGCCTGCGGGGCGAACCCTGGGATGCGGGTGATCTTGAGTTCAATCCCGCTGACGGCCACCCCCTCGGGGAGCTTCTCATTCGCGGCCAGCACGGCGATGGCGGGGCCTGTGGCGCCCGTGTCGCTGGTGTAGGTGCCCAGTGCAGCGAGCACGGCCGTATCGCCCACCAGGAGGTCGTAGATCCCCTCAGCAGTCGTCGGCAGCGTCACGGTGGCACCGGTACTACCCCAGGTTTCCGGGAAACCTGCAGGAACCCCGCCACCCGCCGATGGACGGCATGTCCCTGACCACCGCCCAGTCCTTCGAGCTGGAGCGGATGAGCCGCGCGATCGACAACACCACAGACCCGGCGGTGCTTCAAAGGCTGTGCAAAATGCTGCTGCAGTCCTGGCAGGTGCAGCGTGCCGCCACTGCTTGGGCGATGCGGCAGAACCTGCCGCCGCGGTGGCAGCAAAAAGCCCCGACCGCGGAAACGGCCGGGGCGATGATGAGCGAGCAGGCTCAGTAGGGTTTATCTACTGCCATGGGGCCGTAGCCGACGAGGTTGTTGTTGTACTTAACAAGCGTTGCCGCCTCCGCCGGTTCGTTCCACTCAGGCACACTGCCATAGCCGTATTTAGCGATACCTTTCTTGTTGATTCGCACGTACTTTAGCATGATCTGCTGATCCGCGAGACTAAGGGAGTGATAGTAGATAACCCAGTAAGCCGGATCAAGGTAGTTCACCATGCCGGCAACTGACCAGGTCACCGATTTCGACACAGTCAACCCTTGCGCGAAGCCGAGGTTAGAAGAGTCGTAAAGGGTGGTACTTTCCTGGTTGCCTCCCTGCTGCTCCGAGCAGTTGTTGAGGCCCTGCAGGCGGAACGGCGGATCGGTGCCATCAAGCTTCAGGGCGCCCGACATGGCGGTACCTGCCGTCACAGTTGCTTCGGTAATCGTCGCCGCAGTAGTGGTAAAGGCCAAGGTGAACGGCGCTGACGTGGTAGCAGCTGTGACAACCGCGATGCCATTGAGTGCCGCGAACGGTGTGGGCAGGTCTTTCACGATGATCGTACTACCGACCGTGATCCCGTGGGTGGCGGCAAACGTCAAGGTTGCTGTCCCAGTTGCGACGGCAGCTTTGGTGATGGTCTTAGGTGTGCCGGAAAAGATGTTGTAATTGGCACCCGCACCCGCCGCAATGACGCGGTTAGTCTGCGGAGTGAGAGTAGTACCGTCCATGAACTTGCCGACACCAAAGCCGGAGTTTG